ACAAGTATGAAAGAGGTATGAAACTATACAAAAAGGTTAGAAAATTAGGTTTCTTTGGTAAGATAAAGTATCTTCTTACTGGCAATACAGGTAAGAAATGATTATATTATTTAAAAACAAGACTAATCATGGATAGAAGTTTAAAAACATTAGAAACTTTACATGAATGTTTAGCAAAAGAATTACTAGGTAAGATACAGAGTGGCGAAGCAAAGGCAGGGGATTTGAACGTAGCTAGACAGTTTTTAAAAGATAATGGTATTGAGTGCTTACCAATAGAAAAGAATCCAATGCAAGAGCTTATGGAGAACTTGCCAGACCTAGATGCTGTACCTTTAGCTGATTTATAATTGCAACCCCTACCAAAAAAACTACAAGACTTTAGATATTTCTTAATAATTACTTGGAGACATCTAAACTTACCAGACCCTACACCTGTTCAGTTAGACATAGCTGAATATCTACAATATGGTGCAAGACGTAAAATCATACAGGGATTTCGTGGTGT